GTGTTATGAAATTATTTGGTTTTTTTCTAATTCACCAATTCAAAAGACAACAATGGGAGATGGGAAGTCAGGTGAGAGAACTATCAACGGAGTGCCTAATGTTTGGGAAGTTAGCAGGGAAAGTGACAGGTTACATAATGCAATAAAACCCATTGAGATGATAAAAATACCCGTAGGTGCTTCAAGTGATAAAGACGACATAGTATTAGACCTATTCGGTGGTAGTGGTTCAACCCTAATAGCCTGTGAACAACTAAATAGAACTTGTTACATGATGGAGTTAGACCCAAAGTATTGTGATGTTATAAGAAAAAGATACTGGAAGTTAGTAAATGATTCGGAAGAAGGGTGGGAAGATGGAACAAAATAACCCAACTTCAAATCAAGATAGTTTGAGGAATCCTGACGGCACATTAAAACAAGGTGCTGTACTTAACCCAGAGGGCAAGGGTGGGCTACAGGAACGCCCAGAAGACATAAATAGGGACGGTAGACCGAAGAACGAGCAACGATTCGGTTATTGGTTGCAGTTCTTTAAGAACTTAACATCTAAAGAATTCAAAGAATATGCCCTTACAAGAAGCGAGGACGAAATGTATGTAGCAGAGATAATAGCCTATGAACGAGTAAAAGCAAGTAGGAAGGATTTAGGTGAATATAAGGATTTAGCAGACAGAACAGAAGGCAGGGCGTTACAAACAATGAAACACGAGGGTGATTTAATTACAGGTATAAAGGTGGAAATAGTAAATGGAACTGATGAAGTGTAGAAAGTGTGGTGAGGAACTTACTACCGAGTGCTTTTATAAGAATTGTAATGTATGTAAAAATTGTATAAAGAAACGTTCAAGGGAATGGTATTTTTCTAATATAGAAAGAGCAAAAAGAGTTAGGGGTGTTTATAGAAAAAATAACAAGGAAAAGTTGCGTGAAACCAACAAGAAGTGGTTGAAAGAAAATAAAGACAGATACAATAAACACCGAAGAATATATTTAAGGAATAAAAGGATAAGTGATAAACAATATAGGATAAAAAGAGTAACAAGTACACTTCTGTGGCGTTACTTAAAGCGTAGGGAAATACCAAAAAAATCAAAAACGGAAGATATTTTAGGGTTTTCTATAGGGGAACTTATTTCTCACTTGGAAAAACGCTTTGATAATAAAATGAACTGGGATAATTACGGTAGTTACTGGCACATAGACCACATAATCCCAGATAGTTGTTTTAACTATTCTTCTGTAAATGATTTAGACTTTGGAAAGAGCTGGTCTTTGGACAATTTACAACCATTAAGTGCGGTTGATAATTTAAGGAAAAATAATAAAAATGGAATTAAAGTTACTTGCGACGAGGGTATTTAATGAAAACTACAAAGCCACCGAAAGGTTTATAGTTAATCAAGGTGGTACTGGTAGTTCAAAATCATACTCGTTAGCACAATTATTTATAGTTAAAGCACAGCAAACACAAGGTAAGGTGTTTAGCGTAGTGCGTAAGTCAATGCCTACGTTAAGGGCTACTGCTATGCGGGACTTCTTTAACATACTGCAAGGGCTAAACGTATACACGGAAGACAACCACAACAAAACAGAGAATATATATAACCTACACGGTAACGAAATAGAGTTCTTTGGGTTAGACGAACCGCAGAAAGTACGTAGTAGGCGTAGGGATTACCTTTGGATAAACGAAGCTAACGAACTGTCGCAGGAATCGTTTAGACAGTTAAATATGCGTACTAACAAACAGTTGTTTATGGACTTTAACCCAAGTGACGAGTTCCATTGGATTTACGACGACGTGCTTACAAGAAAAGATGCAAGGTTAATAGTAAGTACATATAGGGATAACCCCTTTTTGCCAAAGGAAGTAGTAAAGGAAATAGAACACTTTAGGGAACTTGACCCCAATTACTGGAACATTTACGGGTTAGGGCAACGTGGTGTAAGTAGTGTTAGGATTTACACAAGGTGGGAACTAATTGACAGCTTACCAGAGGGTGAAATGGTTTATGGTTTGGACTTTGGCTGGAATCACCCCACAGCACTAACAAGGGTTGTGTTAAAAGATGACGATGTATATACACAGGAAGTTATTTACGAAAGCTACATAACCAACCAAGACCTTATTAAAAAAATGAACGATATAGGAATAGACAAAAACACATATATGTTTGCAGATAGTGCCGAGCCACAACGTATAGAAGAAATAAAGAAAGCTGGGTTTAACATATACCCCGCAGATAAAGATGTTAAAAAGGGGATAGATACTATAAAAAGTAGGCGGTTGTTTGTTGATAAAGCGTCAAGCAACGCCCTAAAAGAATTGAAGTCTTATAGCTGGAAAACAAAGGACGACCGTGTTCTTGACGAGCCAGTTAAAATAAGGGACGACTTTGTAGATAGTTTACGCTATGCGGTTCACTCGTATATGAACAAGCCAAAAAAGGCAAAAGCATATACTACTAAACCGTTTTAGGTGATAGTGTTATAATATTAGTATGAGTGAAAATAGTAAGGAATATCAAAAAAAATGGTATTGGGAAATGGGCGGTAGAGAGTGGTTTAAGAACTATTATAATGATAATAAAAAGAAATTAAGGGCTAAAAAACGTGTATATGAAAAGGAATACTACAAGAAGAATGCTTCAAGACGTAGGGCAAATACTAAAGAATATAATAAAAGAATAAGGAAAGAGGCAATGCAGTTGTTGGGTGGAAAGTGTGTTAAATGTGGTTTTGATGATTGGAGAGCATTACAGTTTGACCATATAAACGGGGGTGGTACAAAGGATACAATGTCAATGGTGGGTATGAAGAATAAGGTTATTCTTGATAGAATAAAGGCAGGTAGTAAAGACTATCAGCTTTTGTGTGCTAATTGTAATTGGATTAAAAGATACGAAAAAGGAGAAACAGCTTAACTATATGTTTACAAGCTGATATAATTATATATATGCCATTCAAAGGTGCAAAACAATTTCCGTACGAGTCGGAAACAAGTAGGTTACATACCTACGAAGTAAACGAAAAACTGTTAGAGGGTAAACATTTTGAGGCATTTGCCATACAAGGTGAAAGTGCCTTTTCTGAACGATATAACAAGCTACGATACATCGTGGCTAATTTTAATGCACTTGTTGCCAAAGTAAGTGCAGATATGTTGTTTGGTGAAGATGTTTCATTTACTGCTGACAAAAACCAAGACTTTGTTGACGGGCTGGTTTATAACAACAAGCTAGGCACACAGTTATTGGAATCAGCAATTAGTAATTCCGCTTTAGGTGACGCCTTATTTAAGGTACGTGTTGAAGATAACGAAATAATTATTGAAGACACAGACCCCGCTATTTATTTCCCAGAAGTTAACGGTAGAAACCCACGTAAAACACCAGACGTACAAGAGTTGGCGTGGATTGACTTATACCAAACTGAACAGGGCGAAGAAGCAAGGTTTTTAGTAAGGGAAATACACACAGCAGGTAAGGTAGAAACCAAGATATTTGTAGTTAAGGGTGAAAACATAATAGACCAAGAAGTAGACGTTAAAGAATACAATGCCCAATACGGTACTAATTACGAGCCGTTAGTTGAAACGAACATTGACAGGTCATTATTAGTGTTTGTACCCAATATGCGTTACAGGGGTAGTAAGGACTTTTGGGGTGTGTCTGATTTCATTGATTTTGAATCGTTGCAATTTGAGTTAAATAACCGTTTAACCAAAACAGCTAACATATTAGATAAGCACAGCGACCCAATACTTGCCGTGCCTGACGGGGTGTTGGACGAAGAAGGTAACGTTAGAAAAGAAGCCCTACAAATGGTTGAGTTGGGTGATGACGGTGAAGTACCACAATACATTGTTTGGAACGCCAGTTTGGACAATGCTTTCAAAGAAATAGAAAAGATGATGGAATTCCTGTTTATGTCATCGGAAGTAAGCCCAGACGTATTAGGTATGGGCAAGGACGGTGCAGTACAGTCTGGTAGGGCATTAAAAATGCGACTTATTAGAACTATTGCCAAAGCTGAAAGAAAGAAAAGATATTACGAACAAGCATTAAAGGAAGTATTTGAAATAGCACAGGAACTATCAGTTAAAAATAAAGGTGTTGGCATTACCTATATGGGTAAAAAGATAACCTGTAAGGAAGTAGAGCCAATTAACGTAGTATTTAGTGACGGTATAGTTAACGACATTGTAGAAGAAACTGAAACAATAATTAAAAGAGTTGACGCAGGTATATTAAGCAAGAAGTCAGCCATTATGTTGTTAGACGGTTATGACGACGCAGAAGCCGAACAGGAAGTTGAAGAAATAGAAAAACACCGTGCCACTTTTACATCTATCATTGACAAGTTGCAACCCAATGATGAGGAATAAAAATGGCATCAAGGAAATCAATAGAAGAAGCTACAAAAAAAATAGCTGGTTTATTTAGTAAGCTATCTAACAATATCCAAGCATTAATTGTAACTGCTTTTGTGACACGCCGTGACGTAGATATACCCACAGCTATGGTAGGTGTTGCCGAACTAATTAGACGTACCGAAGCTAAAGCATACCCATTAATAGAAAAAGAACTACGTTGGCACTACACCAGTAGTCAGTTAGAAGTTACTAACGCTATGCGTAGTGCTGGGTTAACCGCTACAGGTAAGTTATCCGAAGCACAAATATTAGAACTAAACGCAATAATAAGCGACACCCTGAACGACTACGGCGAGGCGTTACGGGGTGTCTTTAATTCTGCACAAAAAGTAATGACTGATGTACGCAAGGCACGGTTGGAAACTATATTTATTGAAGACAGGTTACAGGACACTACGTTAAAAGAACTAAAGGACAGAATAATAAACGACTTGGCAAAAGACTTTACAGCCATAGTTGAT